CCACCTCCAACAACAATGTCGGCGATCCCATACGTCGTAGCCGTCTGTCCACTCACGTACGTGAGCGTCAAACTGTGCGTTCCTGGCGTGTAACCGCTTCCGGCATCTAACCACTCAACGAACGCCGGAGCCGTCGTATCAATTCCCTGAACACTCTTGACACGTACGACATCACCGATCGAAAGACCATGCGCTGCGGCGGTCGTGACAACGCCAGGATTCGCTGCCGTAATTCCGCTCACGTTTACCGTGGTAACAGCAGCACCGATATTTTTGATCCGCATTCGCGTGATGAACGACGGAGTGGCCGCAGCCGTTCCGGTTTGGGTGTTCGCCACGAAGATGCCGTGGCCGTTCAAACCGTTACCGTCGATTGTCAAGTCCGAAATTGAGGCGGCGTCGGTAGCTGTGTTTGACAGCAAGATGACGTTAGCACTTCCGCTTGCCCTTTTGATAATGGAGGCATTGCGGCTTGCTCCGAACGCATACTGGTTTGTTAGCGTATGCCCGCCAGTAGTCATGTAAGTCCCTGCCGGGAAATACAGGGACTTGCCGACCGCTGCGGTAATCGCAAGATTGATGGCCGCCGTGTCATCCGCCACGCCATCACCGACCGCGCCGAAGTCCTTGACGCTCACGACATCGCGGAGTTTGTCGAGCGCAGTGCGCTGGGTCGCGCCGGTGCCGGCGGCAAGGAAGGTGACCTGTTCAGAGGTTGGCTTGGTCATGGGCATCGTGGGAGTCCGTCAAGCGAGTAACAGTTCGTCGTTGTGAGGGAAGGTCATAGGAGTTGGTGTATCACTTGATAGAGCGGCTCACTTCAACCCACTGGTTCGAGATTCCGGGAGGAATCTTCATCATTGTCACGACCGATGACGTGGTCGGTGTCACGTTCGTCGATCCAGCAAGTCTGAACGCGGCAGAATCCTGAAGCGTCGTATTTCCGTTGCTGAAATACAGATGCACGAACTGACCTTCGGAACCACCGGCAAATCCTGTGATTGTCGTGGCGGAACCGTTCTGCACGGAAAGCACGCTCACTCCGTCCACGTTTGGGGTCGCCCCGGTCGATGCGTTGCTCGTAAATGTGAGAACGACCTCGCGTGGCTTGAAGCCATCTGCATCGCTGAACTGTGCAATCGCAGTTGCGGAATCACTCCGCATGATGTTTAGCACGCCGTTTGCATCAGCCAGCAGATACGGCGCGGAGATGATTGTCCCACTTGCGTCTGTTGGCCGCAATTGCAACGCCGAGTATTTTGATGCTCCGCGTGATTCGCCGCGAAATACGAAGTCGCCTTGCGTGTCTACCACTGACACACGAAAGGTCATTGACGCATTGCCGGCACCAGAGTTCCAAGCAATTCGTCCATCCTCTCGCAAGCCCATGAGCGTCCGGTCAGCGGAATCGACCCACGTCCAGTTCACGCCGCCGTCGCTGACCGTTCCGCTGGTGTGCGTTGGCCCGGTTGCTCCGGTGGTTCCGGCGGTCGCCGAAACGTATACCTGCGATGTCGGCCCGACGCGATACGTTCCGATGGTGATGACCTGGCCAGACGCCCAGTATTCCCAGTTGTTTGCGATGGCGACCCACGGAGCAAGCGAACGCCATGTTCGCTCCCACATGTCTATGCTAGAAATCTTGCGATAGCCTTCAAAGGCAGCACCTCTAAATCCGCCGCTTGCAACCTGTCCAGTATTCCATTGAATTGCTGCCTGCCTCGCTGCGGCAGACGCCGTCCCTGCGGTTCCGAAGTTGTTCAACGTCAGGACTGGGAAGTGTCCGCTGTTGATCGCAAACGTCGTGTCATCGGCAGCGGTGTCACGCGATGAAATTCCGATGTGCTTGGTATACGAAAAGTCATTGATTACGGAGTAATCAACCAACACGACATCGACAGGGAATGTTGCGTTGGCAAGTAACGCGGCACGATCAAACTTGACGTTATAAGGGATTTCAATCAACTTCTGGCCGCTGTTGATTGCCATGCTCAAAATGGCAGCGGTGTTATCTGTCACTCCATCGGCTACCGCCCCAAAGTCCTTGACGCTGACCACGTCACCGAACTTGCTCGCCGCGCTGCGGGCGACCGCGCCCATGCCGCTCGGCGTGTAAGTGACGAGGTCCGCGCTCGTCGCGCCGATGCTGCTCGTCAGGTAGTTCACGAACTCGATGTTGTCGGTCCCGGCCACCGGAGCCTGCGAGAACGTCAGCGTCGTGCCGGCAATCGTGTAGGTGCTGCGCTGCTGGTATACGCCGCCGATAAACACTTGGGCACTGTTGCCGAGCGCACCCGGGTCACTCGCCAGCGTGAACACCGTCTGCGACCCCGTACCGCTGAACACCTGACGAGTGATCGTCGTGGGCGCTCCGCTTGAGCCGGACACCACCGCCGTAGGAACGCCATTGGCGTCGAACGCCAAGAACGAGTTCGCCCGCTGCGCGGCGGTCGGCAGCTCCATGTTCAGGTTGCCGTCCGAGATCGGCCCCTTCAGGCTGCGACCAACGTCCTCGGACATCTGCTGGATCTGGATCGTGGCCCGGTCAAGCGCGTCCGTGATGACCTCGGGGTAGAACCCGCCCTGGTTCGTCAGGTCGGTCGGCTGAAGGTTGGCGATGTCCGACGTGATCGTGACCGTGCTCGTCGCCGAGGCGGCCACCGTCAGGTTCACCGTGCCGCCCGGGTTCGTGTTCTGGTTGCCGTTCAACGCGACCGTATAGTCGCTGCCAAGAACAAGCGACGTTTCAACGCCCGTTGAAGTGTTCAGGCGCACGACCTCGAGGTCGGCGGAGGCGAACACCTTGAACGTAAAGGGCAACGCGGTGCCGCTCAAGAACGGGCCAGCGATGCGGGTAGTGCTGCTAATCGTCATCTCGGGTGTTCCTCGGCGTATCGGAGGCTACGGATCACGGGTACGGTTACGGGTACTAACGCTGCACGCCAGTCAGCGGCGCGAGCACTGCGGTCGGTCCTTCCACCTCGCCCTCCACCAACGCCTCAATGCCGTCGATGGTGCGGTTGATCTGGGCGCTTGGGAGCCCGGTGAACGCACCGAGCGTGTTGATGGCAGCCCTGCGGAAGGCGCGGTCGAACTCAAGCTGCCCAGCCTGCGTGGCAAGCCCATAGACCTCGCCTACGGCTCGCAGGCCGGCAGGGCCGCCGTAGCCCATGCGGACGCCCTCCGCGCCCGTCAGGAGCTGTGCCGCCCCGCCAAACTCGCGGGCGATCACCATCGTGCCCATGAGGTACGACAGTTCCTCGGCGGCGAGCTTGCGGGCGAGCGCCTCTGGATCGAGCTCGTCATCGCCGGCGTCGGGCTGGATGGAGCTCTTGATGGCGTACCCAAGCACGACCGGGACCACCAGCAGCATGGCGTAGTCGGCGGCCAACTTGCCCTTGCCGCGGGCCGTCATCGTCTGCACGGCGGTCATGTTGTAGACGGTGTTCATGTAGGAGTAGAACACCGTGAACAGCTTCATGGCAGGCCCGCCACGCTCCATCGCCGAGAGGTCCGAGACGAGGCCGCTGCCCTGCGAGTCGCGCACCGCCTGGTCGGCGAGCGCCACGGCCTTGGCATCGTCCTTCCCGGCGTCGAGCGCCTTCTGGTACGCGCCGAGCCACGTCGGGATGTCCACCGACCGCTGCATGTTCATCATCAGGAAGTAGGTGCCAGCCGTCACCCGGCGTGCCACCTCTGTCTGTCCGCGTACACGGTTCTTGATTTCGTTGATCTCACGGAACTGCGTGCGGCCGCGCTCGGCCATGAACGAGCTTTTCTCGGCGACCGTCTTTGCCGACTCAAACGGGCTCGTCGAGAACTGCACGATGCCTTGGCCGACGTACTTGGCACCGATGCGGACGATGCTCTGGTTGAACCCGGTGACCTGCATGGCCGCGCTGACCACGTTGAACCCGAGGCCCGACGCGCTGATCCCCTGCCGCAGCCATGACAGGACCGCCTCGCCGGCGACCTGCTGGCCCCGCGCCCCGGTGGCGTTGTCCTTTGTCCAGTCCCGCAACTGCTTCAGGAACTCCGGCCCCCGCGTCTCGCGGACGGCGTTGGCAAACTTGGGATCGCGCAGCAGGCGGTTCGTTGAGATGAGCCACTCGTGCCACGCCAGGTCGTGGATCACATCGTTTACCCCGCTGAAGGCGGCGTCGAGCGTGTACAGGATCGGCCTATCGCGGACCTCCTTCGCACGGGCCTTGACGAACGACCGCCGCGTCGTGGCCGCCGTGTACGCGCCCTGAAGGTCACGCTTGGCTTCTTCTGCGGCGTCCACGGTCGCCACGCGGTCGGATGCCACCGGGTCGTACTTGACCGGGTAATAGCCGCCCTGCAAGGCGACCTCCTTGCCGTCCGACGTGCGGACGGTGAACGGGGTGGGCTTTACCCACTCGGGCTCCTTGCCGTACAGGCGTCGCTCCTTGGCGGCGATCTCTGGGCGGTAGCCGTCGATGAAGTCCCACACCTTCTGCACGGCCAGCCACTCGGCCTCGGTCAGGCTCTCGAGTACGGGCTGGAGCTGCTCAAGCGTCCAGCCCTCGCCGTCGAGCAGGCGCTGGCGGTTGCCGTCATTGCCGAGGTTTAGGGCGATGGCGATCCTGGCCTCCCGGTTCAGGCTGCGCCCGATGGACTGGAAGTACATCCCCTTGCCGCCCATGCTGCCGAGCGCGAACACGGGCTTCAGGATCTCGCCGAGCTTCAGGGACGCCTCGGCCCGCATGCGCGTCTCCATGTCGGAGGCGTCGTTCGCCGTGCGGATGATGGCGTTCCAGAGCGGACCATCCTCCTTTCCGCCGTCAAGGATGCTGGCAATGGACGCGGCCTTCAGGTGCTGCGCCGCAAATCCGCGCAGGAACGCAGCCGTGCGGCCGATCCCGGTCAGCGGTGTACGAGGGTCGATCTGGAGCTCGCGCACCTTGCCGACCGCACGGATGCGAGTAACCACATCGTCGCGCACTTCCTCAAACGCAGCACGCTCCTCGGCCAGACGCATCTTCTGCTCGTTCTTGCCGATGTGCTCGATCTGCTTGACGGCGTCCACCAGGTCGCGGAACTCGCTGACCTTGAGCTCCTTGTAGTTGACGCGGCGGGCCTCGTTCGCGATTTCCTCGGCGATGTCCGGCACCACGCCAGCGGCCTCGAGGTCGGCGAGATACTTCGCCATCGACCGACGCTCGTCGAGACGCTTAAGGCTGACCGGGGCAACCTCAAACCGCTCGAGCAGGCTGGCGACCTGGTCGGCCGCAGCAGCGCCCATGCGCTTGACGTTGCTGTCACGCATCACGCCGCGCAGGTACTTGACCTGCTTGTCCACATACTCCTTGACGCGGAGCGCCTCGGCGGCGAGCTGGTTCTGATAGAGCTGCGCCCGCTTGGCGCGGATCAGCGCCTGCTGGCGGTCGGTGCCGTACCGCTGCGCCAGTTCCGGCGCAGGCTCCGTAATCCCATACGTTCGCTGGATGCGCTCGGCGTCGCGGGCAGCGCGTGCCTCGGCGGCAACGAACTCGCCTGGGCGAAGATCGCGGATCGTCGTATCCGAGATCATGTCGGCGGCGACCTGCTTGGCCGTCTCGAGCATGACGCGCACGGGCTGCGTCGCCTTGGCAATGTGCCGCAACTCCACGGCCACGAACCGAGCGCGGGCCTCGTTGTGGAGCGCCTTCTGCACCTCGGCCTCAAGCGCCGCCGGGGTGTTCATGTCGCCGTACCGCCGCAGCATCTCGGCGTCCGTGCGCTCGGCTACGGCATCCTTCATGGGCTTGGCGGCCAACAGAGCGCGGACCATCTCGTCACCGCTTGAGTACCCGAACATCTCGGCGACCATGTCCGGGTCGAGCCCGTCGCGGCCGAGCATCCCGTACTTGCCCGTCCCGAGCGGCGTGATGTCCGGGCGCACGTTCGCCGGCACGGCCATACCCGTGGCACGGATCAGTTCCACGCCCTCGGCAGACGGCAGGCCGGCATACATGGCACGGACCTTTTCGATGTCTAGGCGGTGAGTTCCTTCTACCTCCACCTCGGCACCGTCCGTGTCCACGAACCGCCCGTATCGCAGGTAGGTCATGGCCCTGTACACGGGCTCCACCTTGATCGCGGCGGCCACCTCGGCGGTGACCTCCTTGCGCTTCGCGTCGTGCTTCTTCTGGAGGTCGCGCAGGATTCGTGCGCGTGCGTTTCCGAGCCACTGCACCTGCCGCATGCTTGCGGTATTCAAGTCGGTGACGGCCGCCTCCGTGGCCTCCTGCTGCATGGCCTGGTACGCGGCCCACTCGGCGTCTCCCATGCCGCTTTCTGCCTGCGTCTGGAACAGACCCTTCATCCCCTCGATGGCCTCCTGCCGCTTGATCTGCTCCTCGGAAGCGAGCATGCGGTCGAACACGGAGCGCACTTCGGGCGTGAGGATCGGCAGGTCGGTGCCGAACTCGCGGCGGTAGATCGCGTTCAGGTCATCGCGGATCGACTTGTACACGCGGCGCATCCACGCGGCGAGGCGGTCGAACACGCCGCGCAACTCGACGCTCGGTGCCTTGCCCTCGTACAGGTACACCTCAAAGTTGTAGGTAACCTTCTCCTCCAGCGGCCTGCGCTGGTCGATGGTCATCGTCTCGTAGTTGTCGAGACGCTCCTGGAACGTCGCGCCCTCCACGCCCATGAAGTCGAACAGCGTCTCGAGGTCGGCGTTCACACGCGCCGGCGGCGTGGTGCCTCGCGCCATGCGGAGGTACTCGGCAATGCGGAGGTGGATCAACTCGTGCGAGAGCGTCGATACGTCTCCGCCCTTGCCGACGAGAACGTTCAGAGTTCGCGGGTCGAATCCGCCGCGGGCTGGGCCTGGAGACGGCATGGCCTGCTGGAACTGGCTGCCCTGCGCGATCTTCTCGACTTCGCGGGTCTGTGCGCGAACTGCGGCGTCATAGGACTTCGCGACCTTGCCGTCCTTCTTTGAGTGCTGCCCGTAGTACGTCGGGTCGTACACCATGAACACAACGTCCGGTTCGCCGCCGTTGAAATCCTTGAATGTCTGCTTGTCCCATCCTTCCGGCTTCTGTGATTCATCCCAGCGCAGTCGAGACGCAACCCGGAAACCATGCGGCGCATACAGATATGGCAGCACAGTCTCAAATGCATCCAGCTTTCGACCGCCCTGCGAAACTGCCATCTGCATGATTCCGTGGATCGCACCGGAATCCGCCATCGAGAACACTGACACGATGTCCCCATCTTGTTTCAGCGCGAATCCAGACTTGAGATCCTCGCTGACAAACAAGCGCATGGATTCATAATCACCCACCGGATACACATACACAGAAGCCCCGAATGCGTTTTTCTCTTTGCTTTCGGTGATGAGCTTGTGAAATGCCTGCGCAGAATTCTCTGTCTTTTCAAGTTCAAGATACGAAGGTGCAGAGAACGGGCGTGCAGTACCACCGGCAGACGCAAGCGCGTTCCGCAGTCTCTTGTCCGAATTGAACTTGGCAACTACGCTTGCGCCGAGCTTCTTTACCCGCCGAGGCTTTGCATCTGCTTTAGAGCTTGATCGCTGGTAAGCCCAGGGTTGTCCCGCATTGCCGCCGCGACTGGCCCGATGGTTGCGAATGACGGCGGCTCCATTGAAGCTCCGTTTTTCCTTCGCAGTGAATCCTCGAGCTGCTCCTTGGTCGCGAGCCTCGATAGGCTGACCCTGCTCATCCTGAAGTCGTGCTCGTCTTGATCGCTCACTGTTCGATTCCTTTGTGAGTGTTTCCTGGATTCGTTTGTCGGAAACTCCGCTGGCTCGGGCGACATTCGACGCGGCGTTCGCGTAGTCCGGAGCTTCGTCATCAGCATACCCCTCGATGGATTCCTCATCCACCTGGATATCTTCCTTTGCCGTCTCATAAAGACGCTTCTCCGCATACCACAGCGCCGCCTGAAGATCAGCCATCGTCAGATCCGCATATTCCGGGAGCTTCTGCAATTCCTGGAGGATCGACGCAAATACGTTTCGAATCTGCACGCGCTCGCCAGGACCGGCCGGCGCCTCCTTCTGGCCGTCGAGGTACTTGGCAAGCGAATTGCCTGCCTTGCGGATCTCCTGTCCGGCCATGCTCTCATTGAGCGCGGCACGCGCCTCTTTATCCATCGATGCCTTCTGGATGACGGTGGACAGGACATCCAGGTCGGCGGCCTCGCCGGCGGCAAGTGCGTCGATCACGCCTAGCTGCTGCTGCTGTGACTTGGAAATTTGATCGCGAAGAATTGACGCGATAGATGTTCTTGTTTCGTCATCAAGCGAATTGACCGCCGCCTCAAGTCGAGCGCGTGCCTTCTGCGTCTGCACAGGCATCAAATTGATCAGAGTTCCTGTCCATCGCCCCCAAGTTCTGATGAGCCAACGGTCCATCGTCAAGCTTCGGAAATCGCCGTACAGGTTGCTGAAGAACCCGTTGCCGATCTTCGGACCAAGGATGCCCGCGCCCTTGACGGTCGTTTCCGCAAACTCGCCGCCGGCGTCGAAATCATCGACGATGTAGCGCAGCTCCTGGATGGTGTATTCGGTCTGCGCGAAACGACGCAGATTGTCAATTCCCCATGCATCACGAAGCTCGTTGAACATTCCGAGCGAACGGTTTATAGCCGCCTGCGCCTGGCCGGCGGTCAGGTCGGTCGGCATCTTGCCAGTTGCCTTGTACGTGCGATAGACCGAATCCGCAAGCTCGAAGTTCTTGTCTACCTTGATGCCGTTTGAAGTGACGGCCAGCGCCCAAGTGAACGCGAATCGTGCGTTCTCGTCGGTCAGCAGCTCGGGATGTACGAGCGCCATGACGGCAATTGCTTGGCGCGTCTTTTCGTCGTACCAGCCGACAGAATTCGGATTCTGCCGCAGTGCATACAGCGCATCGCGATATCCGATTCTCGTTAGATATTCGGTCGTTTGCGGCGTGTCGAGTCCGAGGTTCACGCCGGCATTGGAGGCGAGCGATAGCACTCGATTCTGAATTGCCTGTTTCAGATCGCGGCCCTTCGCCCATGTCTGCCCGGTCGCCATACGACCGACCTCGTCGAGCGCCGCAGCATTGTCAATCGCTTGCGGAATCTCTGGCTGCGAATTTGCCTTTGCAACGTCATCACTCGCCGCCTCTACTGCGGCATTCATGCTTTGCGTTTCATCTGACATTGCCGCCTGCTCGAATAGCTTCGGGCTAGTGATGTCGAAGCGGCGCGACAGCAGGACGATGTTGCCCTGCTCGTCGCTGGTAACGGCTTCTTGTCCGGGTTGACCAGACGCCTCGTCCACCATGCGCTGCGCCGCTTCCATGTCGCCGCGCTCGACCGCCGCGAGGTAGTCGGCGTCCATGCGGGAGATGGCCGCCTGCTCAAGCGGCGCTGCCGGCGCGACCTCGCCCTGCACGCCGCGCACCTGCAACGGCACGCCGCGCTCGCGCTGGTACTGCGCAGGCGTCATACCGGCCTCGGCGGCGTCAACGACCACCATCGCCTGGCGCAGCTTGGCAATCGTCCGCGCCTCGATATCGGTGAACTGGCCGACCGAACGGACCTGCTCGAACGCCTCGTCCTCAACCTGTTGCGCTTCGGCGACGAACGCAGCGTCGGCCTCCTGCTTCGTGGCAAGGATCGTCCGAGCCTCCTCCACCACGGCCTGACGCTGCGCCTCAAACGCCTGCGCCTCGGTCGCGCTCATGGCCTCCGGCGACAAGCGCATGTGCGGAAGCAGCGCGTTCCCGAGTTCCGTGTTGGCGAGCCTCGCCCCGAACTGCGAAGTCGGGATCGTCACGTCGCCTCCCGTCTCCACGGCCTTCTCGAGCCGCTCGCGGATGCCAGGCAGGATGTCCTCGAGCTGCGCCGTCGTGGTGCCGCTCTGCGCGAGCACGTCACGGGCGGTGGCCGCGTCTACGTAGATCGTCTCTGCCGGCGTGTCCTTGGCCTGTGCGGCAAGGAAACGCTCGTACCCTTGCGGGTTGCGCTGGGCAAGCTTGCTTTCCTTGCGGTTCTCGACGAGGCCGTCGAAGAACGCTTGCTGCCGCTGCGTGGCGTTGGCGCGGCGTAGGTCCACGACGAGGTTCGCGCCTGGGCCGATACCGCCGAGCAGGGCAGATGCCATGCCGCCGTAGGCGAACGCCTCAATGACGCGGCCCGTGGCATCGCGCAGGCTCGTCTCACTGTCGATCCCATCCGCTGCCTTCGCAATCTCCTCCGACGCGATAGCGACGATCTCTTGCAATCCTTCCTCGAACCCCTCGCCACCGACCTGAAGCCCATACGCCTTGCCGGCGGCAATGAGCGCAGAGCGCATGGTCGGCTGCGCGATGGCCTTGGACACCTCCTCGCGGATGACCTTGGATGCAAGCGCCTTGAACGGGGCGGATGCGATCTTCATCCCGACCACTTCGATCACGCCGTTCAAGAACCCGCCGGCGATGGCTGCCGGGATGGCTGCGTCATCGGACACGCCCTTGTCGCGCATGTCGAGGTACAGGTTTCCGGCCTCCATCGTGCCCGTCCCGATCACGATGCCGGCAGCCGCTCCGAGCCCGCCGCCAATGACAAGTCCAGGAGGCCCGAAGAAACTTCCAATTGCGGCACCGCCAGCAGCAGTCGTGCCGATGGTGCGGAGTTGTCCAGCATTCTGCGCAATCATCTCGGCGGTTGAGCCGAGTAGACCCTGTTGCCCGAGCTGCTGCATGCGATCCTGCAACTGCTTGGCACGGTCGAAATCGCCCTGCTCTGCAAACCCGAAGAATGTCTTTGCTCCAATGTCTCCGAGCTCTGACACGATCTGCCCGCGCTCATATCCGCGACCGACCACGCGGAAGAATCCGCCCGGGGTTTGGAGAGTCGCTGCCTCGAGCACCATTGGCCGAAGCATGGAGAGAACGCCGACATCGTCGCTCGCCTGCGCTGCGAACTCACGGTCGGCGATGTAGCGGGCGAGGACCGGGTCTTTCCGCAGGAGGTCCATGCGCTCCGTGTCTTGGATCATCGCCTGCCGGCGCATCTCGGACATGTTCCGCAGCGCGATGTCCTGCCCTACTCCGAATCGCCTGCCGAGCGCGTCAGCCTGCGCCGCCTCGTCTGGATTCACCTCGTACGCGGCCATGAGCGAGGACGCCATGTCCTGACGGCGCTGCGCCGCAATGTCCTGCACGGCACGGTCGATGTCCATGTCCACGGGTTCCGGCTTCGGCATCGGGACGCCTGACATCCCGGCCACTGCCTTCTCGATGGCATCGAACCCCGGGTCAGCAGGGTTCTGCGAAGGTGCGAAACGCGCCATCTGCTCGTTGATATCTGGTTCGATCATTGAGGCTTGCCTGCGCGGAGCCAAGCCTCCGCGATGTTGCGGATGTCGGTCGGGAGCCCAGATCGCTCGAGCGCCTTGGTGATTTGCTTCATTCGTGCGGCGGGGATATCGCGAAGCATCACTTCTTGATCCTCCACCACGACGTATGCCTGCTTGCTTTCCTCCGGCGTCATCGCTGCGAACGGAACCTCCGGGTCGCGTCCCCAGCGGCTGACAAACACCTTGTCGAGCATGACACGGTCGATGATGCCCTGCTTCTCGTCACGCGAGAGCTGGCGTCCGATGCGCTCCTGCTCCGCGTTGATAAGCGTCTTGACGTTGTCGCGCATGTACAGCGACTGTGCCGCGGCATTCTCGTCACCCTTCGGCGGATTGGCGATCTTGGTGAACCCGTTCCGCGTCAGCGTAGCCTCGAGCTGGTCGGCGTCGATGGTCGCGGCCACGATGCTGTCGGGCTTGTTCCGCTCGGCCATGAGGCGCACGAAGGTCGCGTGCGTCATCTTGTTGCGGTTGCGCTCGAGCCAGTCGCCCTCGGCCACGAGCGATGGGTTGCGTGCAACCTGCTCCATGACGGTCATCTCGTCTTGCTGCCGCTGGCCAGCCATGTACTTGGCTCGGTCAACGGGCCGGAGCCGGCCAAACTGCTCGGGCGAAAGATCGGCGAGCGTGTTCCCTGGCACCGCGAGGAACTGCTCCGTGTTGTCGATCAGGGTGCGGTATTCCTGCTCAATCAGTGCATCTTCCTGCGTGAACTGCGTCCGTAATTCGGCCTGCACGAACTTGCGAGTCTGATCGTCCTTGATCTGTTCCGATAGCACAAGCGCATCGCGCAACGTGGTCGGAGGTTCGACCGGGCCATCCTTCTGCTGCCAGTAGGTTTCCGGGTCGCTCTTGGACATCAGGAGCCCCGTCTCCTTGATGCTCGTCGCAAGCTCGCCGACCACCGACCGCTGGCGATTCGACTCCACCGATTCAGTCAGCGCCTGCCGCGTCTTGGCGTCAAGGCTCTCGACGGTCGCCGAGTCGGACAGGAACTCGCTGGCCTGCGAGTATTCCTTCTCTGACATCAGACCGTTCACGATCCCGACCGCCATCCGGTCGTACACCTTCTGCTCGAGCTGCTTCATCTGCGCCGAGTCAGGCGCGTATCCCATGAGCTCGCCGGCCTTGCGGATCTCGGCGATGGCCGTGTCTGCGTTGGCCGCATAGTTGATGAGCCCAACCGGGCGTCCCTCGGCGTCCTTGAGGCTGCGCTGCGAGTACGCCTGGATCGCGTAGTCGGCGCTCAACTCGGCACGAGCCGTGGACTCGTTCGTCTGGTAGACGCGAAGCTGCTGGACGCGGTGCTGACCCATGCGGCTCTGGAAGATCCCCATGTTCCGGGCGAGGATCGGGGAGAGCATCCGCCGCTGCACGTCGTTGTCGAGCATCCCCATCGCCGACTGCCCTGCCTGCGACAGCTCAGCCTGCATGGCGTCGTAGTTCACCTCGGCGTCCTTGCCGATCATCGCCATGTACTTATCAGTCACGGCCTGCATGCCCCTGCCGGCCGCTACGTCGGCTTCCTTGGTCTTGGCCTCGTCGATGCCGTCTTGGATCGCCGAGCCTAGCCGGAAGGCCGCCATGCCCGTCTGCGTGAGCTGCTGACCAAACCGTGCGACCTGTGGCCCCGCGAGGTTCTCCGCAGGCGCGATGCCGGGGGCTGCGAAGTCGCCGATGTCGCCGCCCCCCTGCGGGGCGACCTGCGGGACGAAGGTGGTCGGTACGGTCGGCATGGGTCAGATCCTCTGCGTGGACACGCCCTCGAGCAGCTCCTCGATGCGGCGGTTGCGGGCCCAGGTGGTGGCAATGTCGGTGGCGCTGCCGAGGAGGCTCGTCCCGAGCGCGAGGCCGGGGTAGATCGTGCCGGCGGTCGCCTGTAGGTTCTGCGCGGAGATGTCGGCCATCGTGGCACCGACCCCGATGTTGAACGCCCGCAGGCGGGCCGCCTCCTGCTCGCGCACGGTAGCGGCGTTGATGTTTAGGCGGTCGATCTCCTTGACGAGATCCATGCTGCCGATGATCTCCTTTGCGCTGCCTGCGCCGAGGACGGCACCACGGGAAGCGAGTGCGGCCTGTGCGCTTGCACGCGCCTGCCCCGCCCGCATGGCGTACTGCCCGAACCGCGCTGCGCCCTCGCGGCCGATCTGTCCAGCCGTGAACTCGGCGGCACGTTGGTTGATCCGCCCCATCTCGGCCGCGAACCGCTGGTTCTGGGCCTGCATCTTGAGCTGGTTCTGCTGGCTCTGCGCTGCGTAGAACGAGCCGATGGCGCCCGTGATCGACCCGAAGATGCCCGCGATGGGGCCGGCGACCGTCATGGCACTGGCGAACTGCGATGCGAACCCGGGGCCAGGTCCTGGCCCACTGATGGCGTACGACTGCCCGGTCATCAGCGTCGGGCCAGTCGGGCTTGAGGAGAACGGTACCTGTACGACTGCCATGTCAGCCTCCGATGCTCACTTCAAGGGTCAGCCCAACAATGGTCAGCGGGAGCGGGTCCGACTGCCGCACGTAGACGCGCCCCGCCTGCCGCCACGTGGGCGTGAGCTTCACGCCGATCTCGTCCGTCTTGAGTCCAGGCGGCGAGCCGTATGGCTCCGTGGTGCGCTGCTTGGCCTCGACGAGATTGTCGGCGTCGGGGCCGACGAAGATTCCGCTTGAGCGATATACGCGCAGGAATGCCTCATTGACGTTCTTTGCGCGGCCCTGCCCGAACGCCTCCATCTGGAGCGCCATTGGCAGCGTCTCAAGGTCGCTGACGTATGGCAAGCCGACATGCACGACCACGGACGGCCGCTGCAACACGGCCACCCCGCCCGTCACCGTGACCTGCGGCATGACCGCGCCGTCAGCAAGGATGCTGACCGTCTTGCCCTCGAGGTGCGTCAGGCCGGCCACCGTGTCGCGTGCAAACGCCCACACAGCCGTCGCCACCCCGCGCAGGGCCACAGGCAGGATGAGGTCCGTTCGGGCCGTAGCGACCGTCGTGGAGGTCGTGGACAGGATCGTCAGGCGATAGGTGTTTCCGTTGGCATCGGTCAGGACGATGGCGTCGCCCACGTCGGTGGTCGCCGGGAACTGGAAGATGGCGCTGCTCGCCGTAATCGTCAGCACGTCGGCCGGACCCCAGGTCGTGCCGCCCGTTACCGTGACCGTGGTGGCAGTCGTGTTCGTTCCGTTGTAGGTCAGGCCGCTGTCCACGAAGAAGCAGTCCTTCAACTCGCCGACCTGCCGGCTTGCGAACCGCTCCACGTATCGCTTTGTCACCCCGCCAATGGTCCGCTTGACGATGACGTACAGGCGATCCTCGGGGCCCTCGGCCACGGCCGCGCACGACTCAAAGTCGCCGTCCGTTTCATGCTGATGCCATGCACCGATCTGCTGTTCGGGGATGTACGTCAGGCCGAGCATGCTTCCCGTGCTTGAGATAAACCACAGGAGCGGCTGCGGAGCCTTGCTGTAGCACATGTCCGTGATGTCGAAATTGTCGAACAGGTGCGTGGCTCTGATCGACAGGTCCCCAGTTACGAACCCGCTCGCCTGCCACGAGTACCCGAGTTCGCGCACGTGGCCGTCGCGGGCCGAGCAGTACACCACCGTGTTATTCACGATGGACGGCTGCACGTTGTTCGCACCGACGTAGGACTGTGGGCGCACCGAGATCGTGGTCGGCGAGATCACGTCGCTGTTCACCGGGCTCACGCGCCACTCGGCGGCGCTTGTGAGCGCGAGGAGCTGCGTCAGCGGGACGAGGTGGCGGATCGTGTTGGCCTCCCGTGCAGCGACGCGGAAGTTGATCCGGTCGGTGTCCTGCAACGGGATGTGGTAGGACATGTCGCTCTCGGTCCCGGTGCGCGTCATCCACATCGTCTGCGGCGCGTTGGTCGTGCCGGCGAACACGCGTCGCTGCTCGAAGTAACTGACCGCGCCTGGGTAGTTCCCGCTCGACGCGAACACCGTCTCGGTCACGGGCGGCGTGATTCCCATGTCTGGCGCGATGTTGTTGTCAACGAACGACGTAGCCTCGGTCTGGCCGATGAACCCGTACAAGCCGCTCTGTCGCTTGTAGACGTTGTATCGGCTCGCGCCGGATACGGCCGACCACGAGATCGTGTTGTACGCGCCGACCACTGCGAGGTTGTTCGACACGCTTCCGGCCGCGGACGGCGGCGTCTCGTCGATCCCGTTGGACGTGATCGCCGTCACCACGTAGTAGTTCGTGATGCTCTCGGTCTGCTCCATCCCCTGCACCAGACCGCCGCTCGTGTAGGTGCCGCCGGAGAAATCAATCGGGACGTGCGTCTGGTAGTCGAGAATCGAGAACGTCGAGTTCGTGTGGAAATCGGCAATGATGAAGAACTTGTCGTTCACCAGATTCTGGAACGTGGTGTTGCCAACCACGCCGGAGATATAGATCGAATCTCCCTCTGCGATTGTCAGGTTCTGCACGTTCGACGCAAGCGTGATGCGATCCTGCGCAATGTCCACCGAAGTGATGTTGTATCCCTGCCCTCGCGTCGCGGTCACGGTCGGCGTTCCAGGCGTGGCGATGTTCGCTCCGAAGGTGATCGTCGTGAGCGTCCACGTGGTCGCACCAAGGCGGCGCAGCTCACGCGGCGCGTAGTTCGGGTGGACGAGCGTCAGCACGTCGGCCGACTGCACGTAGTGGATGTCGAACAGGTCGGCTTCGGCGTATGGGTTCGGGATCTCGTAGATCCCTGCCGGCAGCGCGTACCAATATGTGGCGTTCGGAGGCGCGTTTCCTGTGGTCGCCGCGATGCAGTAGTAGTTCACGCCGCCCGACGAGACAAGCGCACCGATCGCGTAAGTGGTGGCACCGTTGTATGCGGCAGGCGTCCCAGGACCGAGCGTCGCACCCTGCGTGTGGAACCGGAAGTACCCCGCGCCAAGCTCGAGCACCATCGTCTGCGTGGTGCTGAACGTGAACGGAAGCAGGCGCGTCCGCTTCGTGCTGTCCTTGACCTCGCGCACGAACGCCGTGCCAGGTCGGTTCTCTGCCGGCCCCTGCGGCAGCGCGATGAAGTTGAGCAACTTCGCCGCGCCAGTCTGGAACTTCACGTCATCGATCCGCCCCCACATCTCGGGCGAAACCTCGCCGCCCGCGAAGGACCGTGTGTACGTGCGGGTCAGCGCCATATCAGCGTCCAGAAATCCACGAGGTGATGTGACCGGGCTTCACGTCGCGCTGGTTGGCGTCCGACATGCGGGCCTGTCCGAGGTAGATTGCGACCATCTGGAGGCATCGCTGCGCCTGCCGTGCGCCCTCCTCGCCCTTCACAACCGGACCGGCAAGGAATGACGCGAGCTGCCACGACAATGCGATGGTGAACATCGGGTCGAACTTGGTCGAATCGCTCACGAGCGCCTGATAGCGCAGGAGCGCATTCTCTTGATTCGTGTAGATGACCTTGTTCCCGAGTGTGTCCGTCTCAATCACGTATTCCTGCGGCACGTACACGCCGGCGGTCGTGATGGGTGGGTTCGTCCATCCGAAGCCGTAGCGGTCGGCGGGGTATGCGCGGACGGAGTAGTCGTTCTCCGCGTCTGGCGGAAGCACAGCCACGGCGGTCATCATGTCACCGGGGCATGCGTAGGAATACTTCCACATGGTGTACGGCATCGTCACCTGCGCGAGGCTGACGCGCCGCGATGCGAACGACCACGTGTGCATCTGGAGGAGCATGTCACGTGCGCTCGGGTAGAACCGGGCGCAGTGCTCGGCCTGCGCTGATCCCTCCGGCGGGTCGATGCTAGCGACGGTGGCATCGTCACCGAGGTGCGCGAGCGCGAGGTTGCAGATCTCGACAACCGATGCCATACGTGCCTCCCGTAGGACGGGAGGGGCGCCGTGGTTTCCCGCCGACGCCCCTCCCTGTTCACTAACTCGTTACAAGCTCACTCCGTGCCTGCGGCTTCGGCCACCTTGCCCTTGCGGAGACGGCGAGGCGGAGCGTCGGAAACGGTCGGCTCCGGTTCCGCTTCCACTTCCTCGAGGTACTCGAGGTGATGGTTGCGCGGTCCCTTGTAGTCGAATACGTCTCCTGGCTGGCGCAGCCCGTTGTCCACAAAGCAGAGAATCTTGGCCTTGACCTTCGGCATGGATGGCTCCTATCAGGCAACCGTAAAGCCGGAGGCATACGCCGTGCGGCCGTCCTGGATGTCCATGACGATGTCCGCGCTGATGACGCCGGCGCTGTGGGTGCCGGTGGTCACGACCTGAGCGCCGAGGTATCGCAGGCCAGCAGCAGCGATCTGCTGCGGGCTGATGCGGACCACGACCTGCCGGCCAGCAGCGAGGTTCGCGGTGGTGATGACGCCGACCTCGCCGACCACGATGTTGCCGGAGGCAAGCGTGGAGGACGAGGAGGCGACCACCTGGAACGTGGCGTTCGTGCCGCCCGCGAGGGCGGTCGTGACGGTGAACAGCACGTAGAGGTCGCGTCCCTCGCCGATGTCTCGGTTCTGGGTGCCCTGGCCGACCGTGTAGAGCGAGCCGCTCACCGTGGCGGTGTAGGCGGTGTTGCTCTGGAGATCGACCACGTCTGGCGTGCCGCTGGTGCCGGTGATGTACGTGCCGGCGGAAGTGATGGCCCCGGTGTTGCCGAGGCGGAGGTTCTGGTCAAGAATCATTGTGTGTCCTTTCTGCCAGTCCTATCAGGACAGGCGAGCTTCTGCGTTGATGAGGGCATCGACACGGCGGCACGGAACGCCGAGGAACGACAGCCACGAGTACGGGGTGCCGAACTGCGACAGACCCTGGTTCACGGCCAGAACGTTCTGGCTGCGATCCATTGCCTTCACAGCAAGCCCGCTGTGGACGGTGCGGTTCATGTAGAAGGCAGCACGGCCCATCGACATGTTCGGGATGCGGTACATGGCGCGTGCCATGAGCTTCACGAGGTCGGTCGCAGCGGTATTGGCCTGCGTTCCGGTCACACCAACGAGATCGCTCACGTCGATGTTGGCGATGCGGACAACGTAGCGCCAGTCCTTCACGACCAGGCCGTTCTTCCACTGGTAACGGGTGGCGTAAGCCTGGAGGCGGTTGTTGCCGTCATAAACGGTCTGCTCGCCGAGATCCTCGTGCATGAGGCCGGCCGTCGAGCCCTTCGGGAACGGGCAATAGACGGTGTTGTCGCCCCAAACAACGAGGTACACCGAGGTGTTGTCGCTGCCGGTGCCGCCGCCTTCGATGATGTTCTGGCCGATGCCCGACGAGCCAGGGACCGCCGAGTACCGCGCCGCGAGGCCGAGGAACGACTTCGGCTCGATGGCGGGGTTTCCATAGAACATCGTGGTCGCCTGCGTCTGGTTCATGGCCTCGAGGAAGGCCACGTCCTCGGACAGGCGGAACTGCGAGGTGTTGCCGTTCAGCATGGCGAGATCCTTATCGACCTCGCTGCGAGCCTCGAGGATGCCGCAGGCCTCATCGACCTGGGCAGTCGTGCTCTTGCTGTTCGGGATACCCTGGTTGAGGGCACGCCAGTACACGGCCGGCAGGCCGGTGCGGATCACGACGCGCTCGCCGGTGGGCAGGTTGCCCTCCTTGAACACGCAGTCCTCGAGGATCTCGTTCGACTGCGAGAGGAGCTCCGCGATGACCGGAACACGGCCCTCGGGATCGGTGCGCTTCGCCCAATCGGCGAGCGTCAGGTTGGTGCTGGAAAGAACTGCCATGGTGGTTTCCCTTTCGTGGGTTTAGGTGCTAGTGGAGTACAGGGCGTCGGCGAGGTCATTGAACGAGCGGGGTCCGGCCGGTCTGGCTTCGCCCTTGTTGCCCGTGACCATGCTGTCCTCGCTGATCGCCTTCCCGGCGCGGAACATGAACCGGATCACTTCCGGGTGGTTCCCGAGGCCGGACTCGTTGAGCAGGCTGCGGAGTTCGGAGGTGCCGAACGCATCGAGCGCCTTCTTCGCCACGGACAGGTTCTCCGACAGACGCTCGCCGCCAAACTCCTTGTCGGCCTTGCTGCTGTCGGCCCATCCGGTGCGGACGGCCTCAATCTGCGCCGCCTGACGCTCGGCCAGCTTTGGGCCGACTGCGTCAAGGACGCGCTGCGCGGCTTCCTGCGACAGGTTCAGCTCCTTCGCCACCTTCGAGTACTCGGCAATGACCTCGGAGTCGAACGTTCGACCCTCCGGTGCCTTGAACTCGTAGGTTTCCGGCGCGGTCGGCTTGGCGTCGGCTGGTGCCTCGGCGGCCTTGGCGTCGTTGGCTTCAGGAGCCTTGCCGGCAGCGGCCGCATCCGCGGCTTGCCGGCCCTGGGTCGTGGTCGCCTTCTGCTCGCTGCCGTAGAGCTTCTCGGCCGTCGCCGAGACAACTGCGGCAGCATCGGATGCGGGAGCGGCTGTGGTGTTGGTTTCAGCCGTTTCCATCATCGTTGGTTCGTTCATCGTGTGCCTGTTCCTTCATCATTGCCGGGTATTGCTCCGGGCAGAGCGCATGGACCATGCCGAGCATTCGTAGCCCGTAGTTCCTGCCGCCCTCCGCGAATGCCATCGACATCGCGTTGGTGTTGAAGGAACTGCGGAACACGCCCGCCTGGTCCAGCAGCCGCCACACAATGCGACGGCCTCGCTTGCTGGACATGAGCCACTTCACGTCGGCCTCCTCGTTCTGCCGTTCCAGACGCTCACGGAGCTCTTTGTCGGCTCTGTCGCGCTCCTGGCCCCGCAGGTCGAGGGGGTCGTAATTGCTCACGGCGGGACTGTATCCCTGTGGCTAATGCTTACGGGTACTGTTAGACCTCAACACCAGAGGGCGATCCGTACCCGTAACTTTGTTCTGCTACACGACGTGCGGTTATCGCGAGATCCATCGTGTCAAATCGTCCGAGGCAATGCATTTTCCCATGCGCCTTGATATACGCAAACCACTTGCCTGATTGCCCTTCAAATCGAACGCCAGTAATTCCAGACGTGTTGTTTTTCTGACAACCTCGATTGATGCAGTTGGCCCTGTGCGACACATCTCGCAAATTTGAAAATCTGTCATCTGATTTATCGCGGTTTATGTGATCTACCACTCCGGCCGGCCATTCTTTGGTGACATAAAACCACGCAAGCCTGTTTGCCCTATACAGCGATCCATCAATTCCAATGATTCGATATCCGAGTGAGTGAATTGTTCCTGCTCTTGAACCAGCAGATGTTCGCCCCTGTGATTTCAGCCACTGGAACTGCCCGGAATTTTCGTCATACGAAAGCAGTTCCAACAATCGAGAATGAGTAATCTTCGCTGAAGCCATTTCGCACCTCCATGCGGTTTGGTTAGAAGCTCTTTGCGTCTCCACAACGCATTGAGCTTCGCTTTACATCTGCCCAGTGTATCCGCTAAACATCGTCATCACGTCGGTGAGTGCGTTCTGCTGCCCGGTCGGTGCCTGCGCCATGTTCTTGACGCTCTGCGAGGTCTGCTGAAGCGCGGCTGCCTGTTCTTTCGCGGCCATCGCCTGATTTCGGGCGTCGCGCAGGAGCGCGACCTCCTTGTCGGCGATGATGAGCGACGGGTCCACGCCGAGCATGTCGGCGTATACGTCGGCCCACTGGTCCTGGTCGAACTTGTCGAGGATGTCGGGCTTCATGCGGGCGATGGCCCCGAGGTTCCCGACGAAGCGGTCCACGGCGTTGGTGCCGATGGCACGCTGCGCCTGCGCCAGCATGCTGACGAACTCAACGTTCAGGTCCATTCCCTGCAATTCCTGCGGAGCCGGCGGCAGTGCCCCAGACGCCACCATGCGCGTGAACGTGATGTCCACGAGCGGCGAAAGCAGCTCGTTGTGCAGCCGCTCGAGGACCGGGCCGAGCATGAGGAGCTTCTCCTCGTGGCGCTCGGCGACCTCGGTGGCGGTCATGCGGGTGTTCGGCGTGTTGGCGAGCATCAGGAACAGGTCCGCGTAGAACGAACCACGCACTCGCTCGCGGCAGTCCATGATGTCATTCAGCAGGTACTGGAGGTTCAGGTTGACCTCGAACGCGGTCTTGATCCCGTTCGACTGCCCGTCGTAGTACGACACTCCGCCCGGGAGCGTCTCCACGTCGCGGTTCTTCATGGACGCCGGCACCTGAAGCGGCGGCTTGGTCTGGTAGTCGATGGCCTGCGCCTTGCGGAGCTGCTCGTGCTGGAGCTGCTTGATGTCTCCGAGCGCCTCCATGCCGGGGCTGTTGCCGTAGATATCGCCGCCGATCACGGACCAGCGCGGGCAGAGCGCCGGGAAGTACTGGAACCCGCTCTCGCGTAGGAACACGCCTTCCTCGCCGCCGACCTCGAAGTAATACGAACCCCACGGCATGTTCTTGGCGTCGCGCTTGCCGATGTCGCGGTCGGCGCGAGGCTCGATGGCGTGGATCACGGGCACCCACTGGTCGAGGTTCCCGGTGCGGTACATGTTCTGCACCGACACGCTGCACTTCTCGAGGCCAAACTCCTTGACCACCTGCGAGACGGTCATCTCGAACTCGCGGTACAGCGTGCAGACGCGGCCCTTTGCGTCGGTTGAGATGCAGTACTCGCCGCAGGTCAGCGGGTAGTGGTGGATGACGCTCTGGTAGTCGGGGAGCAGGATGGTGGCTGCGGTGCCGAACGTGCCGAGCTCCTCGTACATTTGGTGCAGCGCGTTGTAGGTGTTCGACTTCTGGAACACGCGCTGCATGCGCTTGGTCACGTCATCAAGCCAGAGCTTGACCGGGTCGTAGGAGTTGAGCTCCGGGTCCGGCGTGGCAAGGCGGAACCACTGCCGTGCCGGCGAGGTCGCGCCCGACATCATGCCTGCGCCGAGGACGCGCAGGGCGCGGGTGCCAGTCGAGTCGTAGATGTTGTTGTGGCGGCGGTATCCGCGGTCGCGGTCCTGGCGGAAGTAGCGCCCGTTGCGCGGCAGGATGTAGGAGGTGAGTTCCTGCCAGTGCGCGTACCAGGACGCACGCTCGCTCTTGAGCTGGCCCCACCGGGTGAACAGTCGATCCCGCGTGGGAGCGCCGGGATACGACGAGTTGTCTCCGGTGTACTCGCTCATTTAGCCCCCGAGGAGAGAGGTGCGCCCGAGCTGAAGATCCTGCGGATTGACGCCCATCGGCCCGGTGAGCATGGTGCTCGAGGGGCCGCCGCCCATCTCGGCGGCGGCACGTCCCATGATGTCGGCGACGGCTGGTTCGGCGCGGTTGGCGGCGGCCATTGCCTGCTGGCTACGGCGCTGTTGGCTGCGAGCCTGGGCGGCTGCGGCGTCCTGCGCCTGCTTCTGCTGGCCCATCGCCTGCTGCTGCATGGACGCGCCACGCTCGCCGGCGACGATGGCGTACCCGGTTCCGGCGGCTGCTGCGCCCGCTGCGATGCCTGCGAGGATGGACGAAATCGCTGCCATGTCATATCTCCTTGACGTGCGAACGTTCGGTGTTGACGTAACCCATGCGGGCAAGCATCTTGGCGATGGGCGTCTCGCCGTCCACGACGAGCTCGCTCATGCACAAGAACCTCGCGCCTGCGTCCTTTGCCCATCCCTCGAGCGCCGCCATGAGGCGGAACGGAATGCGCGTCATGCGGTGCGCCGGGTCCACCCACCACGCCAGTTCAATGGCGCACGGGATGCTCGGCGCAAACCACATAGGCGCGATTGCGCCCGCGATGGCCCCGACCACCTTGCCTTCGACCTCCGCGACGAACATGCCGCCGGAGCGGACGATGGCCGAAATGCCCGTGCGAATGTCATCGTCGGACGGCTCGATCATCGTGCCGTACGCGCTGTAGCCGATGAAATCGCGGGCCATTGCGGTCAATTGGTCGATGTCCTGCTCGGTTGCCTGCCTGACCATGACTGTAGACCTCCGTCTAGCGGTTACGGGTACTGATCTCTTCGTACGGGTCGTAGTCGGTCGGTCGCGTGTCGATCTTCTCGCGCACCTCGCGTGGCAGCATCTTGGCGACCGGGTAGGCGAACGTGAGGCAGAGCGCGTCGGCCATGTCCGGGCTGCCGCCGCCCTGGAGCCGCTTCTTGATTTCGTCCTTCGACTCAAGCACGCGCTTGCCGGCAGCGTCGTACCAGTAGATCGGCGTGCTGATTTCCTGCTTCAGCGTGATGTCGTTGGGGATCGAGCCGCCCGCCTGTATCCACTCGCGTATGGCCCACCACATCTCGGTGCGCTTGTTGACGAACAGGTTGGCGTAGGTCGCCTTGCCGCCGAACGCGACCTCTGTCACGTCGTAGCCGAGCTGCCGCAGGCGGTCGATGACGCCAGCGCCTGCCCCGGCGTCGATGAACACAGCGTCCGGGTCGCGGTCCTCGATGACGTTGGCGATGGCTGCGGCGAGCGCCATGTTGTCGATGCCATGGTGGACGATGGGCGGCTCCATGCGGAGCCCCTGGCGCAGGACGATCACGCTGCGGTCATCCCCGAACCGGGCCGGGTCCACGCCGACGATGAGCGGCTGGTCGATGATGTCTCCGTCCTGGTACTGGCGCTGCGCGGCGTTCTCGGCGTCGGCGAGCGCAATGAGCTGATCGTCGCCAGCTGCGCTGAAGTCGCACAGGTATTCGCGTGCGAACGCCGCTTCTGGCATGTCACGCTCGAGGCGCTTGACCTCGTCGGGCGCGAGCGCATCGGTGTCGTAGACCGTGTACTTCGCCGCATACCAGTCCTCGAGGGAGCCGCTTGCGGCGCGGTAGTACAGTTCGCTGAACAGGTTGATCCCGGCGGGGGTGCCGATGAACAGCGCCCAGCCGCGGCGGTCGGACAGGGCGGGCTGGATGATGGCCTCCCATACCTCGGGCTTGATCTGCGCGACCTCGTCAATGACGCAGCCGTCAAGCCGCACGCCACGGAGGGCGTCCGGGTTGTCGCCGCCGAACAGGCGGATCGTGGCCTTGTTCGACCTGAACGTGACGGCGAGGTCGGCCTCGTTCACGTCCACGGACCCGGTGCGGATGAACGGGTCGATCTTCTGCTTCAATCGCGCCCAAGCGATGGCCTTGGCTTGCTTTAAGAACGGGGCCACGTACACGAAGAATCCGAGATCCGACTGGCACTTCACCGCCCGGTGGAGAAGTTCCATGAGGGCGAGCTCGGTCTTGCCGGCGCGTCGGTGCAGGGCGAGGACGGTGAACCGCCGGCGCTCGAGGTGGCACCGCCGCTGCCAGTCCCGAGGCTCGTATCCGAGGCGGATGGTCTTATTCGCCATCCGGGACGCCGGTGATGACGTTGAGGGTGATTCCGCCGCCGTGGTCTACGGCGACCTTCTCGCCATACTTGGCCGGGTTTGCCATGCGGAGGATCTTGAGCTTGGTGTCGATCTGGTATCGACGCCACGCGGCCTGGACGGGCGTTTCCGGCTCGATGTCTGCGATCTCCCCGCACTGCTCGAACATGGCCTCGAGTCCAGATTCGCGTGCCTCCCTGTAGCGTTGCGCAAATTCAGGGTCGGCCTGTATCCACCGAAACACAGTCACGCGGTCGGGCTTGCCTTCTCGGTTGGAGAATGAGGTCAAAGTCTTACCCTTCGCAAGCCACGTAAGCACCTCGCTGGCAAGCGGTTCAGGCGCTTTGGTCAGTGCCGGCCGTCCCACTTTTCGCTTGACGAGGGCGTTTCCAGTCGGCGGGGAGAGAGGCGCGGCGCTGGTAGCGGCAAATCTTGCTGACGGTGGTCCAGCGGAGTCCGAGGGCTTTGGCGATGCGACGATAGCCCCATCGGTGCTCTTCGTGGAGCTCTCGGATCTCTTGGATGACTTCGTCGGGGATCGTGGCATTGTGGTGTGTTTCGCCGACGCGGCGGCCGTTCTCACCGTAGGCCGCGAGTTTGGTCACTTGCGCTTCTTGCCCTTTGCCTTCACGTCTGCGCGGTTGAACTTCTTGGCGACGGACATGGGGACGCCGACCTTCTTGGCGAAGCTGCGGCTGTGGGCAGCGGCTGCCATGAGCCGTCGCTGGGCGGGTGACTTGCTTGGCATTAGGCGGATTCCTTCGGGGTGAGGGTGATGCGGAGTCCTGCGGCATCGGCGAGTGTGATGGCGGAGTCGAAGGTGGCGGTTCGCTTCCCGATGACGGGCGCGGTGGACAGCAGGCACATCACGGTATGTGCGCGGAGTCTGCCTTGCTGCTCGAGGTCGCGTGCGACCTGGCTACGGGTGCGTCCCTGCGACACCACGGCCGTGGTGACGGCCGCCTTGAAATCGTCATACGAATGGATATCCATTGCCCGCAGTATATCAGGCTTTGCACACGGGTTCGCCGAAATCTTCGCTCGTTGCTGCCCAGATCAGGCGCGGGGTTCCGGGTCCGAGTTCGTTGGTTTCGATGTTGTCGGTGACGAAGGTTCGTGCCTCGCCGATGGACATGTCATGCTGGTCGCGCAGGCGGGCTGCGATCATGTCCGCCGAGTATACGGCAACGGGTATTCCTGCTCGGTCGGTGGCCTTTGGGTACATGACGCCGAGGAGGCAGTCATCCATGTTGGCGAGGAGGATGGGGTGTTGCCGCCGTCGCATGGCGGCAGTTTACCGTTGCGTGTTACGGAACCTGTGGATTCTTGCGGCAATACTCAATGGCGATGGCGAGGATGCGTGGCTTTCCGAGCGACACCAATCCGAGCCGTTCCTTGGCTGCCGCGATCTCTGCCGGCGTTGCGGTGGCGAGGATCTCGCGTGCCCAGTATTCCCACGCTTCGATCTCCGAGTCCGTTGGCCCTACGACACGTTCAGCCTCTTTCTTCGTCCTCAACACCTCTCGCTTTCCGGTGTGGTCCGGCGTGATCGCGCAGTACGCCGCGTGGATCGCCGAGATATCAGGCTTCGTGTCGCGCTCCATGCGATGCTGCCGGATGCAGTCGCGCAACTTGTCCTGGTGCAGCCGCGACCACTTCTCGTGGATTACAGATGCGAGGGCTGGTTCGAGCTTCCACCTCGGCCACAGTTCGGCCATCAGCGCCTGGTTGTCCATCCAAGTAATCGTCTGCATACGCGAGAGTATACAGGCAGGCACTCCCGGCTGTCAACGCGGGAATTACGGTCGGGAGAGGAGGAGAGGATGTATCTGTGAGGAAGTGAACTCGATCCGGCCCTGTGCATCGTTACAGCGTTTCGCCGCAGGAGGCGTCCGGGCTGATTTCAGTTCACACGGTGAGCGCAGAGGGAGCGTGACCCCGCAAGGGAGCCACGTTCGACCAGCCCGCACGGAGCCGCGCTTCAGTCGATGCCACGAATTTCACCATTTCGCTGGAGGACTGCCAGCCGCCGCGTTCGTGGGCGAGCGCACCTTTCGGTGGCGCAGGGTAGGGTCGCTTCCCTGCGTCTACATCCATGATCCCCTACCGCGCCGGGATCTGTCTGCGGCATTGTTGCCCCTAGAGGCACGTTCGCTACAATGCAAGCGCGCAGGAATTGGACGCCCGCATGATAGCACCCCGGTGCCACCATGCAAGCGCAGGAAACGGCGTGGATTTCGGTCCACGCCGCTTCTATTTGAAACCTATCGCGGTTCCAAGAGCGGCGTGACCCCCTTGATGTGGTTCCATGCCACCTTGGCGAAGCACAAGAACTTGGCCCGGTCGCGTTTACGCCACAAGTTGGTGTTGACCCAAACGGCAAACTCCATCAATTGTTCCTTGCTTGTATGGCGAAGTAACACCTTGGTGCCGTTGTGCCAATCCTGACGAATCGTTCCTTCGCGTTCCAGTTCGTCTAATCCAAGCGTGTGCAACACTTCCCACGCAGCATCGTCTGCTTGCTGCTGCATTTCGCGCATCAATTCGCTGTAGGCCTGAAGCTGTTCCCGCGCCTCTTGCATCCGAGAAATATGGCTGCTCAAAGCGTCAGGAACTGCCGTCAGCGGTCTGGCACCCTTCCCGATATTGCAGTCAATGCAAGCCGAAACAAGATTGTCTTGGGAGTTCGTGCCACCATTGGCAACAGCAATAACGTGATCGACGTGCAACACCACATCCGGCGGTGTTCGACCGCAATAAAAGCACCTGAAATGATCGCGCTTGAACACCTCAAACCGCGTTTTCGGCGTGAGTTTAGTTCGTGCCATAGAGAATTCCAAAAGCCGGGGCGAGCTGGGAGCGGGTGGAAGCAACCTAGCCCGCCCACGGTTGTTTGGTTGTAGAGCGATTCCACCCGCTCGTGCCCCTCGCACGGGGCCGTCGATAGTATATCATGTTCTCGTCGGGCGTGCCTCTCTGACGAGGCGAGGCGGTTGGAGCCGCCAAGCGCGGCGCGACCCGACAATCTAGCCCCCGGAAGCGCGGCCTGGTTGACGAAAGTCCCGGGCCGCGTTTGTTCTTACCACAGCTGCATCCGCCCCCAAAAGTTGTATGCGTTCACCGAAACGCATACAGAACGGCCGCGCTTCGGCAACCGAAAGCAACCATTGACCGCTATCGGTCAACGGGCGTCGTGTATGCGCCTTCACGCATATTCACGCTGCTTCACGCATATTCACGCGCCAACACTTGTGCGGATCTGTAGCACTTTCGCTCCAGCGACCGTGGTTTCGTCACATGAGACAGCACCCGGACTTCGCCTGGTCTGTCCCTTGGCGGCAGGTTGTCATTACCCCAAAGGTTGCGCTGGATCGCGTCGTACCTCGCGGCCTTCTGGCGATCCCCTTGCGGGTCATAGGGCTCCGACTCCCGCACTCCCGCATCTCCGCACACGAAGTATATCATCGCGCATATGCCTCGCCACGCCAATCTCCCGTTTCACCTGTATGTGCATGTGTGCAACACGGCCCTCGGGCCGACGATGCCCGCCGGCACGACCCGTGGCATCTGGCACGCGATCTACGCCCGCCCCGGCCAGATCGTGATGGCGCACGTCCTGCTCGAGACGGGCGCGGAATGGTGCGGCGTCCCGCTGCACAAGCTCGCGCACGACCCCAAGGCGTTTGAGCGCAGCCCGCTGCCGGGGTTCTGCGAGCCGTCACACCTCCAGCCCTGGGGCGCGATGGGCGACCATGTTGAGGCGATCCACCTTGAGTACCTCGAGGGAATCAATGTGATGGGCACGAGCGCCGAGCGCGGGTTCTGCGGCCGGCATACCGGGATCGTCATTGACTGGAGTGACGGGTTCAGTCGTTACCCGCAGGAGCACAAGCCGCTTAACCTCATTGAGCGCGTGGACGGCAGGTTCATCCTGTTCCCAAACAACTACTGCCGATTCCTCGACAAGCACTTCACGTCGTGCAAGCGCGACGCCGACCTCGCCAAGTACCGCCGTGGCGAGGATGTGTACTGGGAGGAATAGTGATCGAACGTACACGTCGCAATAACGTGTACGCAACTTCCACTTTCTTGAACATCACTGCTCGCGCCTGTACCCGAGCTTCCACAGCAAACGCGACAGGTCGTTGGCGAGGTCGGTCACGGCCTGCTCGTCAAGCTCTGGCCGGCAGCAGTGAATCGCCTCGTGGAGCGTGGTATCTAAACGCTCCTCTTCGCTCTGCCATGTGGCAACGCGCAGCATCCGCCCAGCCGCCTTGCCGGGATCGACCATGTTGCCGTAGTCGTGCAGGTTCGGGCTAAACCGCAGCGTCCAGTACTTGCCGCCGAGTCGGACGCGCATGGGTGCCTCACTTGAATCCGCGCTTCATCGCCTTCCAGGCCGAGGGGCTGACGGTTGACTTCGACTTCGGACGGCTGGTGCCGGCGGCCCGCCGTGCGTTGATGTTCGCGTACAGGCCGCGTGCCTTCTTCTTCGCCATGGTTAGCCCCTCGAGGTCTTGCCGCTGCACTTCCACTTCGCACGCGAGAGCCGCAGCGGGCTGTTCGGGTTTCGTGCCGCCGCAGGGTGCGCCTTCATCTGCGCGAAGCTGCGAGCGCAGTAGGCGTCGCCCTTGGCGGTCCCCGGCTTGATGCGGTCGCCGCCGCTCTTGGCCTTCCCGGCCTGACCGTAGGAAACCTTGCGAGTGCGACCCGTCTCCGGGTTCCGTACCACTTTCACGAATCGCTTGCCCTTGGCTGGCGTTGGCATGGATGCTCCTGAATCTGTCCTTCTGAAACGGTCAGTTACTGCGCTTCACGGACCTCGCAGCGCAGCGTACGGCTAGCGACCCCGTTCTTGCGAAGGTTGTCCATCCAGAACCGCAGCCACAGCGCACCCTTCGGCTTCGGTGGCATGCCCTTCTCAACGGCCCACCCATTCTGCTCGCTGAACTCGTCCTTGTACCCAGGGCTTCGGACGTGCAGCACGCGGTCAAGGTACGGTCGCCCTTGCAGGGTCAGTCGCGCCCGCTGGATCGGCATGATCCACTCGTCGTGGGTGTGGCCCGTCCAGATCACGTCGGCGTCTGGCAGGTAGACCGCCATGCGTGAGGTCTGAATCGTGCCACGGGTGACGGGGCCGCCGCCGCCGTAGCCGTGGTGCATGTACATCACGACGCTGTTCCCGAAGATTTGCCGGCGGTTCTTGTGCCTCACAAGGAACCGCACCCAGTTTGCATAACTGCCTGCATATGCACGGCAGTCCTTGTTCCGGGCCTTGAGCGCCTCGACCAGGCGCTCGTTCATGTCTGTTTCGTGCCGCTTGCGAACCGCGGTTTCGTGGTTGCCAGGTGCAAACAGAAGCGCCATGTCTGCCCACGGCGCGAGGTAGTCAGCGGTTGTATTGATGACCGCATCGAGGTATCGCCCCTCGCGGTGCTCGGGCCGGCAGGCCGAAGTGTCACTGCGCGGGTCCCATTTTCCCTGTAAAAGGCACAGGAAATCTCCGTTCGAGAGCCACTTGGCCCCGCGCTCGCGGCACTGGCGCATGTGGCGCTCGAACATCCCCCTGTCGGCGTGGGCGTTATCAATGTGAGCGTCGGAGATCAGCAGGTATTCCTGCGACCAGTCAATGGATGGCACGGCTCCGTCGAAGTCCATTTCGACCGTGAACGATCCGGGCTGATGCTGCGTGATCGTCGCGCCCATCCAACGGCACCATAGCAACCGATCCGCCTATTTCCCGTTGTAAGAAAAAATTGTCAGAATTTCTCACGGGTTCCCTCTTGCGCGTCGATATACAGTCGCATATAGTCGCACCCGCCACATAACGTGGCAGAAAGAGGATGAGATGACCAAGTCACACAACCCATACATTTACTGTTCCACGACGGAAGCCGAACAAGGGCTCGGCGTTCACACCTTGATTCGGTGCAATGCTGATGGTTTCCCAAACTGGATTGCGGAGTGTTCGCCGGCGGCTGTCGGCGTTGGATTGACGCGCAACGAAGCGGTCAGGATCGCAGTCGCCAAGTATCGCACAGCCACTACTTCCGAAGCACCCATTGACGAACCCGAGCCAGACTACGGCGGGGCGATGGACTCAACCGGGCACGTTTATTCTGATGCAGAGGGGGGGCTGTGATGAAGATCCGAGACACCGTCAGCAACCTGATTGAACGCCCCGACCTTCGCACGCGGCACAACGACGTACTGCTCGCCTGCGCGATGGAGCTCGGCGACTCTTACAGCATGGAAGTCGTGCAGGCGCACCAGCGCCTCGGCGAGATCCCGTTCGACGCCGAGCACGAGTTCGACGCCGCCGTCATCGAGATGGACATCGCCGAGCGCCGATTCCTGTCCGTCCACGCCGAGACGGAGGTGACCCTGTGAGGCTCGACCAAACGCAATACGTGCGCCGCATCCTGTGGCTGGTCGCGGCACTCGACCGGAGACCCATCACTCGCAAGGAACTTGCGTCGAGGTGGGATGTGACGCCTCGCGCCGTGAATCATTTGCTCGGCAGCGCCCGAGCCATGTTCAAGGTCCGCATCGAGCACGTGCCGCACACCGGATACACGCTGCGCGACCCAGGCGTCCTGAACGTCCGCGCCTTGGCAGGAAGGGGGCGGGCATGACGCTGTTCGACCCCATCGAGGCCGACCGCCGCAAGGTGATCGGCAAGGCGCTCGCCGCCGACCGCCGCAGCGAACTGCTCGCCGCCGCCCGCGGGTTCGCCGCATTCATCGCACGCGACGGCGATACCGTGACGAGCGACGAGGTCGCAAACCTCATGGCACACAACGGCCTGGACTACGCGGAGCTCGGCAACGCCGCCGGCAGCGTGTTCGACGGCAAGTTTGTGTGGACCGGGGCCGTGGTCCCGTCGCGTCGGCCCGCATCGCATGGTCGCCTCATTCGCGTCTGGAGGCTCCGATGAGAACCGTCGAAATCAAGATGACCCTGCACGCAGGGCTGTTTCCGCACGCGCCCGAGGTCGCCGACTACTGCGACCGCCACGAGGTCGAGGCGTCCATCGACGCACGCTGGATGGCCGAGCAGCGCGAGGACTTCCACTACCACGGCAGCCGCGTGCGGACGATCTGGACGCTGCTTTCCTGGAACGTGGTCGCGCTGCACGTGGATGGGAAGCAGCTCCTAACCGCCGACTCGGTGCCGGAAGGATTCCCGATGCTCGAGGTGATGCGCGTACTTCAGACCGAGATTGGCGAGGACATCCGCGCCATCGGGCCGGGGGCGACGCCATGAACGCCGACTACGCCATTCACCTCCTCCGCCGGCGTGCCGACGAGCGTGCCGCTGCTGCCGAGCGCACGCCCACGAGGCACCACGAGTTTGCCGAACACTGTCGCGCCGAGGCGCGGTTCTTCGACGGGGTCGCTGACTGCATCGAGCAGCTCCAGCGCGAAGCCGCCGAGGAACGAACGAGCCGTGTATTGGAGAAGGCGGGGGCCGGGGGCGTTCTCCGGCCCCTGCCCGCCATCTTGAAGGAGCTGCTATGACCCGGGACATCGTGAACCGCCTGCGGACGAACCGCGACTGCCTTGCGCCGTGCCTGATGGACGAAGCCGCCGATGAGATTGTGCGCCTTGAGCAGGTTGTGCTAGCCCTCACCGCCGAGCGCGACGAGGCGAGGCGGGAGGTTTCGTTCCTGCGGCCAAGCGTTTGTCTAGGAGCGCAGACCGCACACGAATACGCAGCATTGCGGGGCTGGGATTGCTTCGGACAGGAGGACGGCAAGTGACCGATCCAGGTGACGAGCACACCGACCGCGATATTCTTGAGCGCCTTGATCTGCTGTGGCCTGGGATGGGCGAGATGGCGAACGACGAGCGCCGCGACGCCGCACGCGAGATCCGCGCCCTGCGCGACGAGGTACGCAAACTGCGGGCTGTGCTGCCACAGCGCATCAGCCGCATCCTGTACGAAGGCGAGGGATGAAATGCAACCGGGGAGAGGAGAGCACGAGGAGGACGTAGTGGACCGCGTCCGCGTGAGCGGGACCGATGATCCACTTACCATCGAACTCATGCAGGAGGTCGTGTACCTGCGTCTTGAACTGGCGAAGGCAATGAAACAAGTGAACTCGTTCATCCTGCGGGAGACGAACCACAGGAGGCGAGAGTGATTTTCTTTATCGTTCCCGGAGAAGCTGCCCCCCAAGGATCGAAGCGTGCCGTGCGTTCAAGGAGCGGGCGCATCCTGCTGCTTGAGTCATCGTCCAAGGTCAAGCCGTACCGCGCCGTGTTCGCGCTGGCGGCGCGTCAGGCGTGGACCGAGCCGCCGGCGACGGGGACTGTGGCGGTGGAACTGCTGTTTCGGTTCGTGCGTCCCGCCAGCCACTACACGGCGAAGGGTGCGCTGAAGGCGACCGCGCCGGCTGCGCCCAGGCGTCCCGACCTCGACAAGGCATGCAGAGCTGCCTTGGACGCCATGACCGGGGTGGTCTACGCCGACGATTCGCAGGTCGCCATCCTGTCGGCGTGCAAGGAGTACGGGGACCGCGCTGAAACGATTGTGAAGGTTTGGGCGTAGATATCATGCGACCATGCGGATCGAGCACAAGTACAATCTTCTTCAGCGCAAAGTCGCCGAGTTGTTGTCAACTCCGCGGACGAATGCAAGGGCGGCAAGGGCAAGCCATAGCCACGACGTTTCCGATCTAGAACAATCTGGGGCTACAACAAATCAGGTGCTTGCGTGGGGAGGGCTGCGCTGGGAGCCCACGAATGTCACGAGTCCTGCGCCGTCGCTGTCAAGCGCTTCCGCATTCCTCGCGTCGAATTTGACGATGTCCGCTGCGAACACGTGGTATACGGGTCCGCAGGTGACTCTTGCCAGTGGCACCTGGCTTGTCATGGCGAGCGCGACCGTTGGCCGCACGGCGACTACGGCCGGCCATTACAACATCCGCATTTCTAATGGCCTGACGCACTACGCGAGTGTCCAGCAATATCACGCCAGCGTCGCGAACAACTACGCGGCCTTGAGCTGCAATGCGATCATCACGCTAACGGCTTCCACGACCATTGGCCTGTATGCGTCAGGGACGGTAACGGCCAACGTGCTTCGAGCGGATACCCCGAACAATCCGAGCGGAAATAACGCTACCGGAATTGTTGCCGTCAAGATCGCTTGACAAGCCCAATACGATCCCGTATAGTTCTCCTGTCGTGATCGGGCGCGTGCCCGAGGCGACGAGTCACGAGAGGAGAATCACGATGACTGCATTGGCACGGCTGGATGACGAGAAGCGCGACCTTCTCGCACGCACGCTCTGCAACGGCGCTAGCCGGGACGAGCTCGACCTGTTCTTCAACATCTGCGAGCGCACCGGGCTCGACCCGTTCGCTCGGCAGATTTACGCGGTCAAGCGGTGGGACAAGCGGGCAGGCCGCGAGGTCATGCAGACGCAGGTCAGCATCGACGGCTTCCGCCTGGTTGCCCAGCGCAGCGGCGAGTACGCGGGTCAGACCGCCGTCGCCTACTGCGGCACGGACGGCAAGTGGGTGGACGTGTGGCTGCACGATGAGCCGCCAGCGGCCGCCCGCGTCGGCGTCTACCGCAAGGGGTTCGTCGAGGCGGTCGGTGCTATCGCCCTGTTCCGCGAATACGCGCAGCGGTCGAAGGACGGCTACCTCACGGGCATGTGGGGCAAGATGCCGACCGTGATGATCGCCAAGTGTGCCGAGGCGCTCGCGCTTCGCAAGGCGTTCCCTGCCGAACTGTCGGGGCTGTATACGCCCGAGGAGATGGGGCAGGCCGACAACCCGCCGGCGGCACCCGCCGTCCCGGCCGTCGCTGCCCTGCCCGCCCCGGCACCCGTGGAAGCCGCCACGATGCCCCAGAACGCGCCCGTGGCCGAGGATGCCCCGAAGCCCGCCCGCAAGCGCAAGGCCGCGCAGGAGGCACCTGCGCCCGCCCAGGCCGTCCCGGCAGCGCCCGCGCCCGCTGACGCCTACCCAGAGGAGTACGAGGGGTTGTTCCTGATCCAGCGCGTGGTGCGCCGTCCCGGCAAGCCCATCGCCGTGCAGGCCGCCGGCGAGCACGGCACCGCCTGGATCGCCACTACCGTCGCCGAGTACGCCGACCTGTGCGAGCAGGCCATCGACAGCGAGCTGCGGCTCGACATCGCCCGCGTCGGGGGTGCGCTCACCATCATGCGCGTGATCCGCACCGCCACCGCCCCAGCACCCGTCGCCGCCGTCATCGACGCCGACGATCTGCCCTTCTGACCATACGAGGAGATACACCATGAACCTCTACGCCATCCAGACCGAAATCGCCACCATCGTCGAGGCCATCCTCGACGGCGCTGGAGACACCGCCGAGGCCCAGGCCGCACTCGACGAGGCGCTCGCCGGCCTCGACGAGGAGCTCGAGGCCAAGGCCGATGACTACGCCGCCCTGATCCAGTCGCTCCGCAGCCGCGCTGATAGCCGCGCCGAGGAGGCCAAGCGCATGCGCGACCTGGCCGCCGCCGACGAGGCGCTCGCCGACCGCCTCAAGCAGCGCCTGAAGGACGCGATGGAGGCCAGCGGGAAGGGCAAGCTCGAGACGGCCCGGTTCCGCCTGTCGGTGCAGGCCAACGGCGGAGCGCAGCCGCTTGAGGTCACCGTGCCGCCCGAGCAGCTCCCGCAGAAGTACCAGGCCGTGCGCGTCGAGGCCGACAAGACCGCGTTGCGCGAGGCGCTGGCAGCGGGTGCTACGATCCCCGGTGTGACGCTCCTGCCACGGGGCACGAGCCTGCGGATTCGCTAATCCTGTCATCCTCTCCTCCCCCCGCTCGGCTCCTCACGACGGAGATCCGGGCGGGGGTTTTCATTTGGCACAGCGGGCGCAGCCCGTAGGCCACGCCCGCCCGCAGTGCCGTAGGCGCGAACGCCTCGGGGCTGGTCACTTTGCCTTGAACATGTCCATCAGCTTGCCGATGGGCAGGACGTTGCCGACGAGGTAGCCCGCCAGCGCAAGCATCACGCCAAACCAAATGCTGCCGAGAACCTGACTCATGTCGCGCCTTTCTGTTTGCGCCCCTTGGCGCGTTTGAACGCCGCATCGAACTCCGGGTCCGCCCGAAGCGAGGCTACGAGCTCCCTGTCCCCCTCGGGACGGGAGGGGTCTAGTGTACTAACGGCGAGCTCGGCGGCTGCCACCTTCCGGCGAGGCAGCCACCCGATGGCGATGCGGACGGCCGTAAACGCCCCGCTCTGCCACAGGACGAACGCCACGCCAGCGACCGCCAGCGCGATTCCCCACCACTTCAGGGTAGACAGCCACGCCGGGGTGATCGCCTGCACGGACGGGATGTCGCCGTGGATCGCGGCCGCGTGCTCGTCGATGCGGGTCGCACCCTGCACCACGACCTGGTCGCCCGTGGCGTTCCCGTGGTCAATGAGCGCCCCGGCCTCGTTGCGGATGGCGGTCGCGTTCGCCGAGATCCGTGCGACCGGGTTGCAGCCGGCTAGGAACAAGACGAGGACAATCGCCCTCACGCGAACACCCGGTACGGGATGCCAGGCTCGGGCGTGAACGTCGGCAGCGCCTCGATCTGCTCGGGCGTGAGCTCGAACGTGACGCGGATGTTGGCGTGGAACCGGGTGTCGCTCGGCCGGATCACCTCGCCCTCGGGGTCGAGCTGCGCCGGGATCGGCCCGATGCGGTCCACATAGCAGCCGGGGACGGGCATGAGGATTAGTTCGCCGCCGCCAATGTCCTGCTCATTGAGCAGTCCTGCGGCTTCCAGCGCATCGTTCATCTGCGCCTCGGTGTTGGTGCGGAGCATGTAGTCGGTCATAGGGTGGTCATCGCATTAAGTTGTGCGGCAGTCATCGCGGTCGGGAAGAACTTGATCCGGCGAATGGCGACCTCGGCGTAATTCTGCGACGGCACCGTGCCGCTTGCTGAACCACGCGCACCAACGCAGAACAGATCGGACGAGAACGGAAGCGCGACATTCGGAGTCGTGTTGAGTGCGCTGTTTGCCCCGTTGATGGACACAAGCGAATCCGCCACGGTCGGCGTTCCGGTTCGCGGCGAGAAAGCGACTGCTGCCTTGATGAGGAACGGGCTGCTCAACGTGGCATAGTTGGTCACATATTCGCTCGCGCCCCAGTTCAGCGAAAGCCAGTTGTTGCCAACCGCCTGATACAGAATGAAATCCTGTCCGCTGTTTGCCCGCGTACCAATGATCGCTCCAGCAAATGTCGTTCCCGCGGTGCGCTTGAATGCCTCAACGTAGAACGTGCCTTGCGTTGCAGTCTTGAACCACGACAAGTTTCCGCTGGTCGTTGTGTCGTGGATTGAGCAGTTGTCCGCGACCCTCGTCGCCGTGCTCGCGCCCGTGGCGATGTACGAGGAGGCACCGGAGCCGGTTTCGATCTGGCATCCGTAAACAAGCACTCCGTTCGGTGCCTGTCCTGTGATGCTTGCATATCCGGTGCCATTCGAAGTACATGGAAGCAACACGGGAAACCAACTACTTGCGGTTCCGGTGAATGAGAACTGGAGGCGGAACCATCCATTTGGATACTTGGTAATAATGTTTGAGCCGCTCACTACAGTTCCAGTAGTGTTGCCCAAGGCACCATTTCCGCTCAAATCAAAGAAAGCACCGTGGATCGTTGCGCCTTGCTGGATATTCACCCAAATCCAGTTCGCTCCGTCAGCCTTTGCAAACACGGACATAGTGTAAGTCTGTGCCGTAAGCGTAAGCCCGTTGTAATAGAGAGAAGAAGCACTACTGATGCTTGTCGCGGAAAGTTTCGATCCAGAATTGTTTACTCCGTTCGGCCCATTACCTCCAGTAAAGGTGGCTCTTGCCACAGTTCCAGCCGTAAACCACGGCGACTGATCTACCGCTTCAGAGTATTGAAGTACGTTGCTCGCGCTTCCCTCAATTAGCAGCCCTTTCGGTGCCAGCGTGGTCGGGTCGTGGTCGAAGCGGGGGGCGTGATACGGGTTCGCCGTGTTTTCATTGGCGAAGTACGGAGCAATCGGATACGAACCGGGAACAGTTCGGAGTTCCGAAAACTCACACACTCCATTTGCAACATTCGATCCGGTGGACCCGACTCCAATACGGAGTCCATTTCCGGACGAACTGCTGGCCTGCCATACGCAAGTAATTACACCGGGTTGGGCTGTTTGAAACGCTCCTCCCGATGCTCCTGAAACGGCTACGCCATCCCTGTAGAACTGCACGACACTTGCGCCGCCAGTTGGGGACATCGTGTTCTGATAGTGCTGCCCGGAAACCGCGGTAATAACTGCGGTAGTGCTGTACAAAAGTCCCTGTGCAGTCGTGTAGTTTGAAACATTTTGCAGCCAGTTCTGTGCTGCTGTCGTTGTTTCAAGCCGCCGAACACCAGTAGATGGGATTGTTGCTCCTGCACCACCTGAAACAAGGCTCCATCCAGTTGGGGTTGCTGGACCCGACATCACGCTGTTCACCACCATGTTCGCGTCGGCGTACTGAACGAACCCGCTGCTGTTGATGAACGTGGCATTGCCCGCCCGCGTGAACGTCAGGCGCGGGTCGAGGACGCCCGTGGTGAAGTCCAGCGTGAGCGTGGAGCCGTCGCCGAGAGAAATCAGCGACACCATCTGCTCCATCACACCACGCCGCATCGGGCGACGGAATCTGCCTACGTCATACCGCATCGCTGACTCCGATCAGAGGAAGGCGTAGAAGCAACCCATCGTGCCCGTGCTTGACTCAAACTGCACGGTCACGTACTGCACTCCGATGGTGTCAAGCACCACGCAGGCAGGAGGCGTGCCTGCGGCGGCAGCCGTACCAGGGCTGTAGATGTTGACGGTCGGGACGCCGGTTCCCACCACGATCTGGTGGAAGAAGTGCTGCGTCACGCTGTTCACCGACAGGCTCGGAATGCTGCCAGACGTGGCGTTGTAAGAGCAGGCGCAGTCGGCGAGCATCGTCGGGACGTAGATCGGGGTGCCGCTCGTCTGCACGTACGTGGTCCACCCGATCACCCGGAAACTCGGCGTGGTCGCGTTGTTCGCGCTGTGGAACGGGACGAGGCGTAGGAGGCTCGGCTTGTCGCCGAGGTTCGTCGGCACCAGGAACGTCTGCCCGGTCGTGGACGGCAGCGTGGCAGTCGGGACGGCCGTGTCGTACGTGCCGCTGCTAGCGGTGACCAGCCCAGTGGTCAGGTAGTTGGGCTTGTCCGTGGCGATGATGATGTCGGTAGGCATGGTGTGTCCTTACGAGAGATGCTTGATGAGGTAGTTTGCGGCGAAGCTGAACATGGCCCCGATGGCCGCCGCCCAGCCGAGCATGTATCCACGCGAGTGCTCGAGCGAGCGCAGGCGAATGTCGTGGTCCTTGAGCTCCTCCTGCGTCCGCTGCTGCATGGCGAGCAGCGAATCGACCTTGCCCTCAAGGCGGCCGATGGCGAGGAACAGCTCGTCGTGGTGGGGGGTAGTCATTATGAAACCACCATAAGTGCGCTGTCTGAAGTGCGACGGTACACCTCTCCGACCACGCGCCCAGCTGCGATTGCCGCTGCATTGTCTGCGTATGCGTACGCCGGATTGATGACGAGCGGCAATGACCCGGCATATACCGCCAACGTGATAGGCTTTGCCGGACTTGTTGCGCCTGGATTCGTGACGGTTCCAACTACGCCGTTGACGATTGAGCCACTTGCGCCTGCATTCGTCATGTCAACATTGCCGATGATGTTGTAGACGTAGAAACTTCGCAGGCCATCATTCTTGCGAACACTGATGTTCGCAGCGCAGTTGTCAACCTGTGTAATCGCAAGCGTGGTTGCCGGAGGATTCGTTCCACTCAACGTCATTTTCCCGACGTTGCTTTGCGTCCATCCGCAACGACTGATCTTCTGAACGAATCCACCGATGCTTTCCTGATGGAACAGATCCCATACCGTTGATGTTGATTCCCCGGTCACTTCCGTGATGATCGCATCCTTCATGCCGTCGTCACGAATGAATCCCCACTCCGTTGCGCCGGTGGTGCCTTGTTCTGAAACGTTGACACGGGAGATCGCGGCTTGATAGGAGTTCGTCCACACAAGCGGAATCGCGGATACACCTGCCTGCTGACGAGTCAGTCGAACTCCATCAACGACGAGGCCGGCATTTTCTCCCCCGATGTTGAGCGTGGAATTGAACCCAATGGATTCAAGCCACGGAGCAGACCATGTGTTCGATGCAGACAGGACAACGTCGAATTGCTGGAACGTCAGGTGCCGGACGCCAAAACCGGCAACGATTCCGATGCCGGATTCCATGTAGACCTCATCCCAAGTGCAACGATTGGTGCTAGTACCGGCGTAAATGCCGTACCCAGTTCTGTTGCCGTACATCGCCAGGTTCTCAAACATGCAATATGCGGCATTCTCGGTGAAGATATCGCCGTAGTTCGACTCAAACACGATGTCGGTGACCGTCTTTGACTGAATGGTTTTCCCGGCTCCAGTTGGATCTAACGCGCCAAGGCAAAGTGCGTAGCTGCATTTCTCAACGGTTCCTCCGCTGACATATGCAGAGAATCCAGTCGAGTTGAGGTTCAGCGAGAACTGTGTAATTGAAGGAACTGTCCCGACTTGGCCCGTTCGGTTGAATAGAGAACGAGCTGGCGATCCGTATGGGATGAGGCTGCATTGGAAACCACTTCCACCACCAGGAACGGCCGCAGTCACCGTTGTCCTGTTACGGGTGGTGTATCCCGTTGGCTGCGTTGTAAGCGTCACGCTTGTGACAGTTCCGCCACCTCCGACAACAATATCGGCGATCCCATACGTCGTAGCCGTCTGTCCACTCACGTACGTGAGCGTCAAACTGTGCGTTCCTGGCGTGTAACCGCTTCCGGCATCTAACCACTCAACGAACGCCGGAGCCGTCGTATCAATT